TAGGTGAACGGGGCTGTGCGGCCGCGGATACCTGGAGCTAAGCTCCCGGCAAGGCAAAGGGAGGGGTGCCAGCCCCTCCCCATGCGTCGCCACACCCGTGGCCGCACAGCCCCGTTCACCTACGCCCGGAGCTTGCTCCGCCCATCTTATGCAATTCAGCAATCCTTATACTCAGTTTGTTGTAGATACCGGTCTTCGCAAACTAAATAACACTGAAGAACTTATAGCTTTTAGAGATAGACCTATACCTGTTTTTTATGTAAAAGGCTTTAACAATTTAAATATAACATGGGGTCCGTGGGAATTTAAATACATTAAAGATACCGAAGGAACTTTTTACGCTTTATACAACGAAGCCGCTATGTATGAAATTTCACTGAACTGCGTAAACAACACTACAGATATCCTAGACTGGATTTTACACATCAGCGGTAAAAACGAAAATGTTTACGGCGAACACTGTGCATATTTTTTAGGTAAAGCGTTCAGGCAAATTTGCGCACATTCAGACGTAGACATATGTAAGCATGGTTACTTTGATGGTGTAGCCGTTGCGCGTAAATACTGGCACAGTTCTCGTTGTAGAAGAAATATATCTGTCCGTGTGCGCCATACAATATTGGAGCGAGACGGTTTTAGGTGCTGTGACTGCGGGGCATCTGCCTCCACAGGAGCTGTACTAGAAGTAGATCACACGATTCCGGTTTCTAACGGCGGTAGTAACGATCCAAGCAACTTAAGGACTCTGTGCTCAGAATGCAATCGTGGGAAATCCGATCGACTCGTTAGCTACCCGGATGCCGTTACCGAGGTTTGAAGCACCTAACTTGTTCCTAGGGCTGCTCCGCATCGCGGCGTGGCTGTTTTGGAGACCTCCGATGGCGACCTCAACCAAGCCCAAGCGCGAGCCACGGCCTCCTCGGAGGCCCACGCTCTCGGTGACCCAGTGCTCGATCCCCGACGAGATCCACAGCATCATCCGCACCAGCTGGTTCAAGAACGGCCGCATGGTCGAGGTGGACGAGGTCCAGGTGCCCGAGTGCGACGACGCCCGCGACGCCTTTCAGTACGTGGTCGGTGGGGCACTCAAACGGGGCTGCGACGTCTGCGTCATGACCACCTACCCGCCCGAGGCCCTGGGCATCCAGCGATGAGTGACCGCAAACTCCTGCAACGTCTCCAAAAGGCCTACCAGTGCTGCGACGCTTGTGGCACCGCCTACGGCACCCCAACAGGCGGTTACAGCACCTACTGGCGGGGTGTCTGTGACGTCTGCGGCCTGGAGCTGGCGGTGACCGAAACCCGGGACTGGGGCTACCTGCAACGCGGCATCAGCAGCGCTCGCAGTTAGAGCCGCTTGCGATTGTTACAGAGTGTGAACAGGGGGCTCACGGGTCCCCTGTTTTTGTGTCACAGTACGGGAGTTCAACCAACAGGGAGGCGCCTGTCTCCCTAACACACCAATGAACTACCCCAACTTCCGCACCAGCATCCCCACCGAGCTTTTAGGTAGCTGGTACTACGCCGTCCGGTGGTCTCGCCTGGCGCTCCAGGAGCGCATCCGTACCAGCAAGGACTACGGCCTGTCCACCAGCTACGACGATCTCATGATGTCTCATGTTGAGTCTCTTGAGTCTTACCTCCGGGCGACGTACGACGAGTACATGGATTGGCTGGCGCAGCCGGTTTCGGCGCTGACGGAGACAGCAGATGTCTGACATCATTTCTCTGCAGGGTGTGACGATTTCCGATGAGCGCGTTGGTGTTCTTGCTTTGGTGGATGATGCTGTGGTTGCATGGCCGCAGACTTTCTTCGAGCCCGAGGAGTATGGCCCTGCCTTGTGCCGAGGCTCCTTCGACCTGGATACCGACGAGGTAGTTCCAGAGGACTATGAACAACTCCGAGAATTCATCCAGCAGCGGGTCCACCACTGGGAGCCGGTCGACCCAGCAAATCCGTAACGCCTTGGCACGCTCCATTCGCAACGAAACCGACTACGACGACTGGGATTACGGCACGGAGCCGATTGAGAAGGACACGACCTGGGTCCAACCAGCCAGCATCCTTCACCTTTATGCCCGGTTGCTCCAGCGGTTTCAGGAAGAGGAGACCGTCAGCCATGCGCGGCTGGCGGCCCTGGCGGTCACCGAGATTCTCACGATCCCACCCGAGACTCTTGTGAGACTCGCTAAGACCTTCACTCCCTAGTACACTAACCCAGTTCTTTTTTCAATCTCATGCTCACACTTCTATCAACCAAAGACGTCGGCCAGCTCCAGGCATATCTCACCGAGATCGGCACTGCCCTGGAAAACCTGACCCAGGTGCTGGAGCACGCGCAGACCGTGCAGGTCGAGGTCGAGGCTCCTGTACGGAAGTTGCCCGTACAGCGAGAGTCTCAAAGTAAGACTCGTGTGTCTCGCCGCAAGAGGGGGCGTAAGGCGTTGACGGCTGAGCAGGTGGCGCATATCAAGGGTGCGCTTCTGCGGGGACGGACTGGATTGTCGCTGGCACGGGCGTACAACGTGCATCCCACGACCATCAACCACATCAAGCTCGGGAAGACCTGGAAGACGATTGCTCCAATGGAAACAGGTGGAGTTGCGGCGTGATTCTGTGTGATACAGAAATTCGGGCCCTCTGTATGGAGGGCCTTGTTACTCCCTACGATCCACGACTGGTGAATCCAGCGAGTCTCGATGTGAGACTCGGGTATGAGTTGATGGTGGAGGTCGAGGAGTTTCCTGACCTCGTGCCAATCGACCTTACCGGGCACACGCAAACCAATCCGTTTTGGCTAGTGCCAGGCGAATTTGTATTGGGTTGCACGCTGGAGACGTTTTATCTGCCGGTGGATGTGGCGGCCCAGTTTGCGCTCAAAAGCACTAGGGCTAGGCAGGGGATCGAGCATCTGATGGCCGGTTACTGCGATCCTGGCTGGAGTGGTTCCAGGCTGACTCTGGAGCTGATGAACGCTAGAAGGAAGCACGCCGTTGCACTGTGGCCGGAGATGGCAATCGGGCAGCTTGTGTTCCACAAGATGTCGATGGCTCCGTTCAAGGACTACTCAGTTACAGGACACTACAACTACGATTCTTCCGTTCAGAGTGCTAAGTATGCCTGACATGGTTAACAGTCCACCGCACTATACGGATGGGCGCAGATTCGATGTTATTGACGTGATTGAAGACTCGGTGAAATTTGCACCGGATCCCGTTTTAGGAGGTCTGCAGTGGCAGGTACTTAAGTATGTGCTTCGTTGCTGGAGTAAAGACACGCCTCAGGAAAATCTGCAAAAAGCTATGTGGTTCTTAATGCGTTTAATTGATCAGTTGCAAACAAAAGAAGATATTTCGAAAGATGGCAATGGATAACTACAAGTTTGAGTTGATTAGGGCAGATGAAGCCCAGCAGATTACCTATAGCATGATCAACAAGTTCCAGGCGAACTTTGCTGAGGAGCTTGTGGAGGCTTTTGTTGACTTCGCTTCTGGGTGTGGGTTTTACAAAAAATCCTTGTACCAAGCGATGCAACGACGTATAGATGAGGAACCTATCGAATGACCTCATGGACTGGGAGTGGTTTGCGCTACTTGCGGTTGTTTACTGCTTGGTCTGCGCTCTTGTTATTTGTCTAGGTAAGTTTTTACTGCCATGACTCCTTACAAGTGCTACAAAATTCAAATGCAGGTAACCACGACTGAGTTGCTGGCGCCTAGCATTGCCTCTGCCATCCTGGCGGCACAGGAGTTGTATCCGGGCCAGGAAGTTCTCAGTGTTCTTTTACAGCCCGAATGGGAGGATTGTGATGACTAACCCTCTTTGGAAACAGATGGAAGTGCAGCTGGAGCGCCAGGGGCAAGAATGGCCGCCGAAGGTGGCGCGTGTCTTGCGGGTGCTGGCGCACCAGGAGCAGGTGACGCCTGAGCAGCGCGAGTGGTTACTGCGTCAGGCGGTTGATGCTGAGCTGGCGGGCTAGTGCCAGCGATACAGACGCCTTGCCCTGAGTGTGGGGCGGCTAGGACGTACGTTGTGCTGTCTAGCCTCTTGGAGACCGGGTGGATTGTGCGAAGGCGGAAGTGTGCCGGGTGTGATCACCGCTGGTACACCAAGCAAGCGCCCGAGGAGATTGTTTCGCCGTACCAGCTGGTCTGGAAAAAAAGCAAAGTTTGGAGCTTGCAGAACGATGTGTGATGTGTGTCCGGGGTGCCGGAGTGAGCGGATCTACGTGATCAGCACCGACATCGCTGCCGATAAGCAGCGGCGGAGGCGGTATGAGTGCCGGGTTTGCCTGGAGCGCTGGACGTGCCATGGCAACAAGCTGATTGTGATACACGAATACGACAGGGATGTTCCAGCAGATCAGGGGTGTAGGCGGTGCGGGCACTACTCGCGTGGGGTCTGTTCGCTTGGTATCCCTGAGTCCAGGCTGCCTGGGTTTGTTACAGAGTGTGAAGCCCGGCTGGTGGAGGAGGCACTGGTGTAGTACATTGACGGTGTTCTCGACCCACAGGTCAACATGCCAGGCAGCGACAGGCGTCCCGATGGGAAGGGGCGGAATTTTACGGTGAATTTGAGGTTGAGTCGGGAGGAGATTGAGGAGGCCAGGCGGCTTGGGGCTGGGAATGTGTCGATGGGGGTGAGGTGGGCGTTGCGGTTTGCGACAAACCGGAAAATGCGTCCCATCCCGCTGTCTACGATGCTGCGGTCAGCCGCTGTGCTGGCTATCGAGCTGGAGGAGCGAGCCGATATTCCACCAAAGGAATAATTACCGCTCGTTCGCAGAACTTACTAACCACACGATCCACACCATGGACACAAAGTTTTTGTTTGGCCTGGAGTATTTGCACACGCTCCAGAACGCGACGACTGTTGCGTTTGACTGTGAGACTACGGGGCTCCAGCCGAAGTTTGGCGGGTTGCGGTTATTGCAGTTGGCGGCTCTGGACCGGGAGCCGGTGATCATCGACTGTTGGGAACTGGAGGATCACCAGTGGACTGAGCTGGAGGATTTCTTTGCGACCAAGCGGTATTGGGTGGCACACAATGCCGTGTTCGATCTGGGCTGGTTGCAGGAGCACGAGATTTATCCAGAGGGGGATGTGCTTTGCACCATGCTGGCTAGTCGGATCTTGACGAATGGACTGCCGAATGTGAAGCACGGCCTTCAGCACGTGGTGAAGCGTTACCTGAAGGAGGAGATCTCGAAGGAGGAGCAGAGGAGTGATTGGAGTGGTGAACTTACGAGGGAACAAATGTACTATGCCGCGAAGGATGTGCAGGTGTTGATTGAGTTGGATGGGCCGATCAATCAGCGGATGGCGGAGGCGAATCTGCACCATGCGTGGTTTTTGGAGTGTAAGGCGTTGCCGGCGATGGCGCAGTTGTGGAGAACCGGGCTGCCGTTTGATCGCAAGTCACTAGAAACGCTCCAGGGGGACTTAACGGTTGAACATGAGCAGCGGGGGCGGGAGTTTTTGGTTGCACTGGATCGGGCACTGCCGGCGGACTCCAAGCTACCGAGGGAGGCGGATGGCAGCATCAACACGCGCTCCAAAGCAGTTGGCAGTGTGCGAGCTGGGACCAGGCTGGAGGCTGGTTTCAATCTGAACAGTCCCAAGCAACTGCTGGATGTCTTTACGAAGTTGCTGGGGCGGAAGCCGGTGGATGCGAATGGGAAGGCGAGTGCCAGCAGGCAGGCGTTGCGGGAGTATGCGGGGGACCATCCGGTGGTGGCGGAGTATCTGGCGTGGAAGCGGGTGGAGAAGCGGCGGCAGATGGTTGAGGCGCTGATTAAACACCTGCAGGCGGATGGGTTTATTCGTGCCAGCTACATGCAGTTGGGGGCGGATACGGGGCGGATGTCGTGTATCAGTCCGAACCTGCAGCAAATTCCAAGAGATTCTAGATTTAGGGACTGTGTGAAGGCTCCGAAAGGGTGGAGACTAGTGGTGGCCGATTACGCGCAGATGGAACTGCGGTTGGCTGCTGCAGAAGCCGAAGATCCGCTCATGATCGAGGCGTTCCAGCGTGGGACGGACTTGCACACACTTACTGCAATGCAGATTTATGGAGTTGATGAACATGAAGTCACAAAAGAGCAGCGCCAGATTGCTAAATCTGCGAACTTCGGCCTTTTGTATGGATCGGGAGCCAGAGGATTACGCAACTATGCAGCAAGCATGGGGATACAAATGGATCTTGATGAGGCAGCGGAGGTGCGGGAAAAGTTCCACGCAGCCTATACAGGAATCAGCCGGTGGCAACGCAAAAATGCTCAGGCAGCTGATGCTTGTAAAGCAAATGCTGCGATCCGTATTCGTAAGTCGCAGTTGCGGCGGTTTCTTCCGGGTGAGCACAACAAGCTAACCACTCGTTGTAACACTCCAATTCAGGGGGCTGGTGCGGCGGTGTTGAAGCGGACGCTGGGGAAGTTGTGGCCGCTACTGCGCAAGGAAAGCGATGAGGTGGTGCAGCTTGCTGGCGTGGTCCACGACGAGGTGATCTTGCTGGTGCGGGAAGATCAGGCGGAGAGGTGGGCGCTCCAGTTGGCTAAGACGATGGAGGAGGCTGAGGCGGAGTGGCTTGGGGTGGTGCCAGCGCTGGCTGAGGCGCATGTTGGGGAGTCTTGGCTGG